AAGCAAACACAGATTACCAAGCAATTCAAGAGTGGGCCGCGATCGAAGGCAATAACATCATCGACCCAGGGGCATAGACCATGTACTTCGGTGCAACGGCTTTCTCCGAAGCAGCCTTTGCTTCACAAGGCATTCCTCCATATGCATATGTTGAGGTTAATGGCTCAAGAATAAATCAATCTACTGGCACAGTTGGTATCACTGCTGATGCTAATTTTGGTGTAACGGGTAATAGATTAAATTTCACAATCGGCAATATTGAAATTAGAGTCAACCAAAGGGTTGATGTAACAGGTGTTGCAACAGAGATTGGTTCAGGATTAGTATCAATTGTTGCAAAAGCAAATGTTATCCCAACAGGAAGACAATTCAACTTTGCAACAGGAACACCAACTTACGCATTTATGTATAATGTCACTGGCTCAAGAATTAATGCAGACACAGGCGATGTATCTGTTGTTGCAGAAGCAGTCGTTGCATTACTTGGTAGTGAATTAGATATAGATACAGGAAGTCCTACTTATGCATTTAGATACCCGGTTACTGGCTCAAGAGTTAATCTGGATTCAGGGGACCCAACTATTATTGGTAAAGCAACAGTACTTCCAAATGGTACCAAAGTTGATGTAGATAGTGGAACAGTTACAATCACTGGAGAAGCAAATGTTTCGGTTACAGGAAATAGACTTGATTTAACAATTGGTAATGTTACAACCAAAGCTAATGCAACAGTTATTGTTACAACCAATAGACAAAATTTATCTACTGGAACAGTTACTATTTTAGCAAAAGCTAACGTTTTACCTTTAGGAAGTGGATTGGAAATAGCTACTCCAACTACTGTTAATGTTAAAAAATGGGATGGCGTCGTACCAGGCGTTGACCAAACTTGGACAAGGATACAGACACCGTAATGTTATTTGGATCACAATCATTTTCAGCAGCACCTTTTTCAAGTCAATATGTGCAAAATGCAACTATATTAGCTAATGGTAATCAAATAAATATTGCAATTGGTAATGTCACCACTAACATTGTTACACAAGTTCCTGTAACAGGTAACAAATTTAACCTTGCAACAAGCACTGTTTCTGTGATATCATGGAACCCAATACCACCAAATGTAAATCAGATTTGGGTCCCAATAGATCCAGACGCATAGGAGAATTATGGCATCAAGTACATCAAACGATTTAAAATTAGAACTAATAACTACAGGTGAAAAGTCAGGAACCTGGGGAACGATTACTAATACAAACTTACAAATTTTAGAGCAAGCCTCTTCAGGTTATTTATCACTTGCAGTAGGTGGAGCAGATGTAGCATTATCTTTAGCGACTTATGCAACATCAAATGGTAAAAATTTATATTACAAATTTACAGGAACATTAACAGCTAACAGAACAGTGACTATGCCAGATAGTGCTGAAAGAGTATTTATTGTTGAAGATGCAACAGACAGATCTTCTTCTTTATATACCTTAACTGTTAAAACAGTTTCAGGAACAGGTCTTACTTTACCTATTGGATCAACAACAGTTTTATATTCTGATGGAACTAATATTACAGGTAAATTACAAACTAAAGGATACACTACACCAGGAGCTACTTACACAACCGTTAATGGAGATCAAGTATTAGTTAATACTTCAGGTAGTGGTATCGGTGCACCAGTTACAATTAATTTACCGGCATCACCTTCAATAGGTAATGAAATAACTTTTATTGATAGTGGTAATGCTTTAGCTTCTAACAATTTAACAATCGGTAGAAACAGTTCTAATATTTTAGGTAATGCTTCTGACTTAGTAGTATCTACAAATGGTATTGCTTTTACTTTAGTCTATGTCAATGCAACAAGAGGCTGGGCATACAAAGATAACATATAAGGAGCTAAAATATGGCTCTAATTGATTTTAAAGTCTTACCGGGAATCGATAAACAAGATACTACATCAGGTGCGGAAAACCGTTGGGTTGATTGTGATAATACAAGATTTAGATATGGTCTACCTGAAAAAGTAGGGGGCTGGTCTTCTTTAATTCCAAATACTATTGTTGGTGTTGCAAGACGTCAATTTGCTTTTGTTGACTTAGATGGAAACAGATATATTGCAATTGGAACAGATAAATTTTTACTTATATATTTTGAAGGTCAACTTTATGATATTACACCTTTAAAAACTACATTAACTTCATGTACGATTGCAACGACAAGTGGTTCACCTATTTGTTCTATTACAAAAGCAAGTCATGGTTTAACAGCTGGAGATATTATTTTATTAGATAGTGTAACTTTACCTGGAGGTACTGGGTACACAGATGCTGATTTTGAAGATAAATTATTTCAAGTAACAAATGTTACAAGTACAAGTGTATTTACAATTACACAATCAACTAATGCAACAGCTACAGTTTCAACGGGTGGAAGTTTAAGTGTTATACCTTACGAAACTGTTGGACCCGCTGCACAATCTTATGGTTATGGTTGGGGTATTGATACATGGAGCAGTGGTGCATGGGGAGAAGCAGCACCTGCATCTGACGTGAGTCTGGAACCAGGCCTCTGGAGTTTAAGTAATTTTGGTCAAGTCTTAGTTGCAACCATTGCAAATGGTAAAACATTTACATGGAATGCTGGAGATGCTTCAAGACTTACAACTAGAGCATCAACTACTACATCTGGTTTTTCTACATCAGCAAACCCAACAGCAACCAGAGTAACACTAGTATCCCCTACAACACGTCACTTAATTCATTTAGGAACAGAAACTGTTATTGGAGATACTTCAACTCAAGATGATATGTTTATAAGATTTTCGGATCAAGAAGACATTAATGATTACACACCTACTGCAATTAACTCAGCAGGATCTCAAAGATTACAAGATGGTACAAAAATTATGGGTGCTTTAAAAGCTAAAGAAACAATTTTAGTTTGGACTGATAATGCATTGTACACAATGAAATTTATTGGTGCACCTTTTACATTTGGATTTGAACAAGTGGGTACTAACTGTGGATTGATTGGTAAAAATGCAGCTGTTGAAATAGATGGTATGGCTTTTTGGATGAGTGCAAATGGTTTCTTTATGTTTGATGGTACAGTTAAATCTATGCCTTGTAGTGTTGAAGATTATGTTTATGACCAAGCAGATACTACAAAAGGTCAACAAGTTTATGCGGGTATAAATAATTTATTTACAGAAGTTGTTTGGTATTATCCTTCAACTAATTCAGAATATAATGATCAAACCGTTGTATTTAATTATGGTGAACCTATAAAAGGTGGGGTTTGGTATATTGGTACAGAAGCTAGAACTTCTTGGATTGATGCTAGTGTATATCCAAAACCGTCAGCTACTAAATTTAATGACTCAGCTACAGGTACTTTTCCTGTAATTGTTGGAGAAGATGGTTTAGGTCAAACAACTTTATTTGAACATGAAGTAGGAACCGATCAAGTTAATGCTGATGGAACTACAACAACAATTACTTCATTTGTAAAATCATATGATTTTGATTTACAAAGTGATGGTATGTCAGGAGAAGTATTTTTAGCTATGAGAAGATTTTTACCTGATTTTAAAAATTTACAAGGTAATGCAAAAGTTACATTAGCTGTTAAAAGATATCCTCAAGAATCAGAAACTACAACTAATCTAAGTCCCTTTACAATTAATGCAAATACTGATAAGAAAGATACAAGAGCCAGAGGCAGGTTTGTTAATATCAAAATAGAAAATACAGATGTTAGTGAGTCTTGGAGATTTGGAACACTTAGAATAGATATACAACCTGATGGTAGAAGATAATGGCTAAAATAGTAGTTAGATTACCTGAACCAAAAGAAGAGTATGATGTCTCTAACCAAAAACAAATTAACAGAGCTATTGCGTTAATAGTAGAACAATTGAATTCAACTTTTTTAAATGAAGAACGACAAGAGGAAGAAAGATTCACTTGGTTTAATAATCAAAATGGAGGTTGTTAATGAGTGACTGTAATAATGTAAATACAACAGGTGGAACTAGTCCAGGTACTAGTGATATAGATTTCTTTCTTGCAGTTGCAAAAGGAGATTTTACAGGTTACACAAATGTTTCTAAATTTGGTTCTAATCCAGATATTAAATCATCAGGGTTTGAAACTATTTGGGATGGTAGTAATTTATACCCATGGCCAACAGCTGCAGATACTTTAGATGTGGTAAGTGATGATGCAAACGATGATGACGGAAATACAGGTGCAAGAACTATTGAAATACAAGGATTAGATTCTTCTTGGAACATATTAACTGAAACGGTTACTATGAATGGTACAACTACTGTTACAACTTCAGGAAACTTTTTAAGAGTATTTAGAGCAAGAGTATTTACAGCAGGATCAAGTGAAACTAATGAAGGAACAATCACTATGAATCACACAACTTCTGGGGATTTACTTGCACA